GATAAAAATTATGACAGATGATCAACATCGGATAAAATTGTTAAAAATAATGAAATGTGTGTTTGCAAATCTAACGATAAGAAATTAATTAAAGATTATGAAATAGGTGATATTTTAATCTTTTGTTCCGTTTGTGGTTTATACAAGCATTTACCTTACAAACAATCGCCATCAAGTGGCAATGTAATAGTTAGTAAAATTATAAACAATAATACTATAGAGGTTAGATTATGACAAATAGAGAAATATTAAAAGATATGAATAAAGATAAATAAACATCTTGGGTTAATTCGGGCTGCAAGTTTTATAAAGCAGAAGAAGACAAACTCACATTAAAGCCTTGTTCTTAGCCGAATGAGGCTTTTTTGATACACAGTGTTGACAAATAAATTAAATAGGGTTAGAATTGAATTATGGAAAAAAATGAGATAGTTAAGCAGGAAGTTCCTACGGTTTACAAAGGGTATTTAGCAGACGTAACACCAATGGATATATTTGAGCAGACTACAGATTTAGAGAGTAGAGTATATGAGTATTTAGGTCAATGTGAACGAAATAAAACACTTCCAAGGAAATCCGAACTCTGTATTAGACTTAATATTGGAATTGATACATTCAATAGGTGGATTAAGTTTGTTGATATAAACGAAACACCTTTTGCTGAATTAACTGAATTTGACCAAAAGAGGTTTTTATTCAGTTTGGTATTGAAAAGGGCTAGTGACAAAATTACAAGTGATTTTGAAAAAAGTTTAATTAATCATAACGGTAATCCGATTGCAAAGATATTTTATGCCAAGGCAAGACTTGGTTGGCAAGAAGGGCCTGAAAATCAGCAAAATACACAAATTAATATTAATATTAGCAAATTAGATGAGAATTTATAGTGGCTAAACTTAAAAAAACTACTGAAATGACTAAAGAAAGTGCAAATCAGCTTGCCAAAGAGTTTAAATTGACTATAAAGCAAATTGAAGCACTTAAATTATTGGGCGGACCACAAACTAATACCATGTTATTTGGTGGTAGTAGAAGTGGAAAGACTTTTGTTTTAGTTCGGGCCATGTGTGTTAGGGCATTAAAGTTTAATGAAAGCCGGCACGCAATCGTTAGACAAAAGTATAGTCATATTCGTGGTTCTATCATGATGGACACTTTTCCAAAAGTAATGAAGATCTGTTTTCCTGACGTTTCGTTTAAAATTAATGAAAAAGATAGTTACTGTAGATTTCCAAACGGTAGTGAGATATGGTTCATGGGTCTTGATGATAAAGACCGAGCAGAAAAGATCTTAGGTAGAGAGTTCGCAACAATATATTTTAATGAGGCAAGCCAAATTAGTTATGGTAGTGTTGTGAAAGCATTTACTCGTTTAGCACAAAAGATTAAAGGATTAATTAATAGAGCCTATTTTGATTGCAATCCACCCGGCAAAGGTCATTGGTCTTACAAGATGTTTATTTTAAATGAAGAGCCGCAAGAAGGAAAAAGGCTTCCCAGTAAAGAATACGATAGCTTATTGATGAATCCTATGGATAATTTGGAAAACATTGATAAAGGGGTAATAGCAAGGCTAGAAAACCTACCTGCGAAGGATAAGGAGAGGTTTTTGTTGGGAATGTGGAGCGATGGGATAGCCGGTGCGGTATATGGTGATGAATTTTTAGTTTTAGAACGCAAGAATAGAATTACTAAAGTGGATTTTGATAAAGAAGTACCAGTTTATACAGCTTGGGATATTGGAATTGGAGACAGTACAGCAATATGGTTTTTCCAAGTAGTAGATGGATTTATACATATAATTGATTATTATGAGAAAAACGCAGTAGGATTACCTCATTATGTAAAAATAATGAAAGAAAGAGCTGATAAATATGGCTATAAATATGATAAATGCTTTTTTCCACATGATGGTGCTAATAAATCATGGTCTACCGGTCGTTCAAGACGTGAAACAGCAATAGATTTAGGATTAGATGTATGGATTTTGCCTAAATTAGGTATTGATGACGGTATTCATAGTTGTAGAATGTTGTTTGGGATAATTAAATTTGATGGAATTAACTGTAAAGACGGAATTGAAAAGGTAAAGACTTACCGATACGAATTTGACGATAGCAAATCAATGTATAAAGAGAAACCGATACATGATTATACAAGCCATGCAGCAGATGCTTTTAGATATTTATGTATGGCATATAGCGAACAGTTAGAAAAGAAATTTCCTTTACCTACAAAGCAAAAGATGTTTGGTGAAGTAAAATTAGTAGAACCATTAATTATGCATTTAGACAACAAGCCACAGACGTATAATGATGTGCATTTTTACCAACTGTATGGATTTTTTCCCGAAAAATGATTTGACAGAATTGATTTTAATTGTTATTTTTTAGTAAATAGACTTTAGAGGATTTAAAAATGAATGAAGCTGAAATGACATATAAACCTGAAGTTTCATACTGGTTAAACCAAATTGAGACAGCATCTATGGAAGAAAAAGAATGGAGAGAGACCGATGCTCCTGATGTTATTGAAAAATTTAAAGCTAAAAAACAATTTAACGTATTAAACTCAAATACTGAATTATTAAATAGTGTTTTGTTTAATAATCTTCCTAAGCCTGTAGTAAATAGACGTTTTCCTAAGAAAATGACATTAAATAAGGCTGATAATGAACTTTTTAAGTATGGGACCGAAGTGTTGCAAAGTGCTTTGAATTATGAAATGGATAGTCAATTTAATAAAAAGAAAAAGAATATTAAAAATGCTATTCAGGATTATTCTTTAGTAGGCAGAGGAATAAATTGGATTAATTACGGTGCCGATATCGAAACTGAAGGCGATAACGAGGTTATTACCAATCAAACAATAACTTTAAAGTATATTAATTGGCAGGATTTTAGACAAAGTCCTTCAAGAACCGAAGATGATGTTTGGTGGATTGGCAAAAGAGAATGGTTGCGAAAGCAAGATGTTGAAAAACTATTTGGTAAAGAAAAAGCAGACAACGCAGATCTTGATTACATGGTAACTGATAGCGGATATTCTGAAATTAAAGATGTAGATAAAAAAACCATTCCAGACGGACAAAAAAGAGCTGAAGTTTGGGAAGTTTGGGACTCCAAAAGCAAAAAGAGATATGTGTTTTCAAGTAGTTCTGAAGAATTTTTAAGAGTTGATGATGATCCTTATTTATTAGAAAACTTTTTCCCTATAGCAGAACCTTTAAGATATGTTAAAACTACTGATACTACAATCCCATACCCTGAATATAAAGTTTATGAGAAAACAGCTGAAGATTTAGAAAACGTATGTGGTAGAATATCAGAACTAACTAAAGAAATGAAATATAGAGGTATTTATCCTTCTAAATGGGGCGATACTTTAAAACAGTTGGCAAAATCTTCTGATGGTACATTTCTACCAGTTGATATGCCTATAGATTTAGCAATGAAAGGTGGCTTACATAGTATTTTTATGGCAGAGCCTAATAAAGAAAAATCCGAAGTTGTAATGAATTTGTATCAAAATAAATCAAGTTTAATTAGTGATATTTATCAAATTACCGGTATTGCAGATATTATGCGTGGTGGCTCAGACCCAAGAGAGAGTGCAAGTTCTGTTAAATTAAAATCTAAGTTTGGTAGCATGAGAATTAAGACCAGACAAGAGGATATTCAAACGCATATCCAATCTTTAACTGAATTAATTGCTGAAATAATCTGTGAGCATTATGAAATTGATAGATTAAAACAAATTACTTCTATTGAATTACCTATGCAAGCCGATAAAGAAGAAGCTAAGTTCCAATATGCTACTTTAATGCAACAGGCACAACAATTAAAGAAACAACCTCCTGCAAAACCTTTAATACTCGATATGCCATCATGGGAAGAAATAGTTAAATTCCTTGGAAATGAAAAACTTAGAAGCTATGCTATTGATATTGAAACTGAATATACAGCTTTTGATAATGAAGAAGAGGAAAAACGGTCTACAAATGAATTTATCATTGCAATGACAAATATGATGCAACAATCAATGCAATTTATTCAAGCTATGCCTGAAAGTGCAATGCTTGTTAAGCAATTATTTATGATGGGAATGAAAAGTTATAGTATCGGTAGACGTGTTGAAGATACAGTTGATATGACATTTGATAAATTAATGAAAAAGCTGTCTCAACCTAAGCAACCTCAACCAAATACTGAATTAATTAAAGCACAAGCTGCAAAAACTGTTGCCGATGCTAGACTATTGGAAGTTCAAGGTACTTTAAAAAACGAACAAAATAAATTAGCTTCACAGAATCAGAATAATCAATTAAAATTACAAAGTATTGTTTCTGATAATTCATTATCTCACAGAGAG